AGGCACCAGCAGCCGGTCGCGCGTGTTTACAAAGATCAGGCTGTCTGGCGGGGAAATCCGGTCCATGGAATCGCCCTCGACCCGTAGCGCGATCCATTTGCCGGCAGGGTCCAGGTCGGACGCCGGGACGCGCGGCGCGGTGCTGAGCTCCTCAACGTGATCGCTTTGCTGCAGGGCACCTGCGCTGACCCATGAAATCAACGGAACTTCGAGCGTGAACCCGGCTATTCCTGACTCACCAGTTAGCTCGGCTGGATCTATATCCAGCACCTCCGCGATTTTGCAGATGGTTGCGTATCGTGGGGACTTCACCTTTCCTTTGACGATGTCTCGTACAAGGTTCGGGTTATTCGCTGCCTGCACACCGACAGATCGCACAGACAGGGCCTGTGAGCTCTCGCGGGTAGCGTTCAGCTTCTTAATCCGCGCCAGAATGCGATCACCGAGGGTCATAATCATTTGATTGTGACTGCACGCTGCCGCGTGCGCGAGGTAGAACAATCTATTGCCCTATTGACCGAGGTAGAAAATTCTATCACATTCGGTTCCTATGAAACTTCAAGCTCCATTCCTGGACAGAGCGAAAGCCGAAGCCCAGAGGCGAGGCATCGCCATCGTGACCCTGTCAAACAAGCTGTTTGGCGAGGCCAATACCCTTGGACGCATGATCGACGGCGGCAGCTGCACGGTCAGGAAGTTCGAGATTGCTGACGCCCGCTTGCGCGAGCTTGAAGGCGAGAGCGTTGAACGCGGCGAGGTCGCATGACCCGCTCACGCTCCCCCCTTTCCCCCCGTAAGGAGTCCTTCCATCATGACGGACATGACGGATGCCGAGTTCAAGCAGGCCGAGGGCCAGCGCATTCTGGCCGGTCTGGGCGCGATTGCGGCCCTGCCGGGCGCAGGACTTGTGACCGGGACGGGGGCGGGTGCGCCGCTGTTCGCGGCGGCGCTGTGCTGTGTGGCGCTGGCGTATCTGTTCTGGCTGTACACGGACGGGGTTTACGCCCTGTCGGTGCATCTGAAGCGCCGGGCCGCGCTGGGCGCCTGGCGTTCGCGCCTGCTGGCCGTGGGTATCCCGTTTCAGGTGACCACGCTGATCATGGCCATTTTGACTGTGCTGTTGACCCTGTGCGGATACGCCGGGGAGCGGGCGGGCATCGCCCTGCCGATCGACGTCAAGACCGGCTTCGCGCTGGCGCTGGGCTGGGGCCTCGTATGCGCGGCGCTCGCCTTCTTCGGGCAGGTCGCGCTGGGTCGCCTTCGCCGCGCAGCGCGGATGGCTATCGCCCCTCAAGACTGAGCCTCACTGACAAGCTTGAGGTGCGGGCGGACCGGCGCCGCCCGGCGGCGCGCGCACTGTGCCGCGTCCATCTCTCGCGCCCGGATCTCGAGCTCGACGGCCTGACGCATCAGGCGGACGCTTTCGGCGCGCAGTTCGCGGGCGCTGGGCTGGGCGGTGTGTCTGGTCATGCGGGCATCATTGCGCGCCGCCTTTCGCCTGTCATCGCACATTCAAATCAGAACACCACGGGAACGGGGAGCGCATCATGATGGACGCCCAGACCGCACGCGACCTGGAACAATGGTTCGCAGGCCAGTTCAAAGCCATGCCCGGCGGCTTCGAGGGTGCGTGCTCCCTCCCTGATTGCCCGATCACCGCCCGCAAGCTGGGGGAAGCCTCGCGCGCTCTGGCGCGGGTCAGCCTAGCTGATGCGTTGTATCTGTGCGCCGCGAAGGGGCGGGCTGATCTGCTGCGCATGCTGGCTGACCAGATCGATGGCGGGGAGAGCGCCACTCAGGCGCTGGCCCGGCTGGCCCGCGCCGCCTTGTATAGCACCGCGCATCTGGCCGAACGGGTGGAGCGCGCCGAAGAGGATGGCGTCTACACCGCCGCAGAGGTGCATGAGCTGCAGCAGGACTCCGCGAAGAACCTGCAATCGGCTGTAGCAGTGAACGAGGCCACCCAGAAGCTGAACCCCGGGCCGGTCAAGGGGGGTGGGTGATGTCATCCACTGTCGAGCTCTCCCCCGCCGCCATCAAGCGCCTCAAACGGCTTGAGCAGCGCAACCGCGCCCGCGCGCGCAAGGCGGGTGTACCTGTGGCCCCTGTGGACTTCATCGCGGTTCTGCAAGCGCAGAACTGGGCGTGCTGCATTTGTGGCGAGGTGATGGACCCGGAACTGATCACTGAGGCGGGCAAGACCCATGAAAGCCGCGCCATCAGCCTTGAGCATCCCATCGGGATCGGCATCGGCGGCGGCCATGTGCCCGGCAATGTCTATGGCGCGCACTGCTGCTGCAATCTCAAAAAGGGCAGTGAGAGCGACACGGGCAACGCCGCCTGGTGCGTGCGGATGCAGAAGAAGCATGCGCCCATCGAAAAGGATTTGACCGCGCCGGATGAGAGGCCCGCGAAGGGCAAAAGCCGGCTTCAGAGCCGGGGCTTTGACCGCAGCTTCAAGCGCACCATCGCCAGCCCGAACCGGCCCGGCAAGACAGTGCGGCGGGAGGGCGTGTGATGGCGGTTCGCATTCTGGTTTCCGATGTGATGGACGGTCTGGCCACGCTGGCTGACGATAGCGTTGATTGCGTCGTGACGTCTCCGCCCTATTGGGGCCTGCGCGATTATGGCGTTGAGGGGCAGTTGGGCCTTGAACCCACGCTTGCCGAGCACATCGCCGCAATGGTGGCGGTGTTTGAAGAGGTCCGCCGGGTTCTGAAACCCACCGGCACACTCTGGCTGAATTATGGTGACTGCTACGCCAGCACCCCAAATGGCCGCAGTGCGGCGGACACCAAGGCTGCCGGCAAGGATGACCGCACCTTCAGAGACAAGCCGTTTTCGACGGTGCAGGGCGTCCTGAAGGCCAAAGACCTGTGCATGATCCCGAACCGTCTGGCCATCGCCCTGCAAGAGGCGGGGTGGTGGGTGCGCAGTGAGATCATCTGGGCCAAGCCCAACCCGATGCCGGAAAGCGTGACGGATCGGCCCGCCGGATCGCATGAGAAGATATTCCTTCTGACGAAATCGCCCCGCTACGCCTATGATGCGGATGCGGTTCGCCATGGCCTAGCGCAATCCAGCGTCGAACGCTTCTCACAGGACATTGACGCCCAAACTGGTTCTGACCGTGCCCATGCGGGCGGCAAGACCAACGGGCGCATGAAGGCTGTCGGTAAGCCAAAATCACGCGGTCATGCCCGAGAGCATCAGGGCTTCAAGGACTCCTGGGACCAGATGACCCGCGAAGAGCAACAGGCCAATGGCCGTAATCTTCGCAATTGGGAGCCTGCGCCCGTCGAGGTCTGGCCAATTGCCACTCGTCCTTTCAAGGACGCGCACTTTGCGACTTTCCCGCCTGAACTTGCGGCGCGCTGCATCAAGGCCGGTTGCCCGGCTGACGGCGTGGTTCTGGACCCCTTCGGCGGCGCCGGGACGACTGGCCTTGTGGCGGACCAGCTTCGCCGGGACGCCATTCTTATCGAGTTGAACCCTGAATATGCCGAGATGGCCGCGCGTCGGATCGAAAGCGCCGCGTCCCTGTTGGCGGATGTGCGCCTTGAACGCCCCAAGCAGGAGGCCTGTGCATGACCCCCGAACCTTTCGACCCCATCGAGGCCAAGCGCCGCGTCGATCGCGCCAGCCGGGGCCACAAGCAGATCATGCTGGGCCGCAATTACGAGCGGCTTCACGCCGCGCTGCGCCGCTGCCCGCCGTCCACAGATGACGAGCTGCCTGCGCTTGATCGCGCCGCCATGGCGGAGATTGAAGGAGGCGTGCATGCCTAAGCACAATCTGACCACCGCCCAATGGGAGCGCGTGATCGAGGTCTATCAGGCCAGCCGCGCCCACGGCCGTGAGTATGCCCAGGCCGTGATCGAGACTCATCAGGCGCTGGGTTACGCCGAGTCCGATGTTCGCGCCGTCATCGAGGATTACGAGTTCATCTGTGCGGAGGGCGCGGCATGAGCGCATATCCCGAGTTCCGGGTCTGGCCCCCTCAAGAGGAAGCAGAGCTGCTATCTTGCCTTAACAGCGGCATGACTTACCAGCAGACGGCGCGCCAGATCGGGCGCACGGTAAAGGCCACCAAGGGCCGGTATTATCGCCTGAGTGCGGCTGATCCTGAAAAGCGCGTGGAGCGCCCTGCGCGGGTTTACAAGCACCCCGGCGACATGCCCGCCAAGCCCATATTCATGAACCCGCACGCCGAGACGATGATCGCCCGCGCCAAGGCCAAGGCGGATAAGCTGATCGCAGCGGGAACGTCTGTGGATGCCGCACTGAACATGGTGTCGCAAGAGTATGGCGTGCGCCTGAACCCGGATGATTTCGCGCTGCGCCCGGCGGATGAGTCCGCGAAGCGCTTACTGGACCGCTTGTCCGCTGAGACCCGCCGCGCTGTCATGAAGGCGGCGTCGTGATGCTGGATCATGATGATTACACCCCTCCGTCGCTGGATGAGGACGCCTATGCCCCGCCGCACAATATTGAGGCGGAGCAGGCCATACTGGGCGCCATCCTGTTCGAGAACGAGGCGTACTGGTCTGTTGCGGGTTTTCTGACGGCTGAGGATTTCTATGACCCGCTGCACGGGCGCATCTATGCCGAGTGTGTGCGCCTGATCGGAGCGGGCGCGCTGACGGATGCGGTGACCCTGAAAGACAAGTTCGCCCATGATCCCGGCATGGTCGAGGTGGGCGGGTCTGTCTATTTGGCGGAGCTGATGCGTGACGCCCCAGCCGGTCCGGGATCTCAAGAGTATGGCCGTCTGGTGCATGATCTGGCTAAGCGCCGGGCGCTGATCGTGGCGGGCGAGGAGTTGATCGTCAGCGCCCGCCGCCCGGCGGATGATCAGAGCGCCGATGATGTGCTGGAATCCCATGAGGGCGCCATCTTTGCCCTGGCCGAGAAAACGCCCGCCGCCCGCAAGGGGCCGGTGAGCTTTCTGGATTCGGTCCGCTCACAGCTGGACCGTGTGGATGCGTCGGTGAAGTCGGGTAAGGGGCTGGCGGGTTTGTCCACCGGCCTGAACGATCTGGATGCGCGGCTGGGCGGTTTGTGCCGGTCAGACCTGATCATCCTGGCCGGCCGCCCGAGCATGGGCAAAACCGCGCTGGCCACGAATATCGCCTTTCATCTGGCGCGGAAGTTTCACGCCGAGACGGATGCGGACGGGGAAGAGCTGGTGAAGGCCGGCGGGCGGGTTCTGTTCTTCAGCCTTGAGATGAGCCATGAGCAGCTATCAGGCCGCATTCTGGCGGACTGGACCGGCATCAGCACGCATGACCAGCGCACCGGACGGCTGGACCGCAAACAGCTGCAAGACCTGCATGAGGCGGCGCTGGAGATCGAGACGGCGCCCCTGCGCATTGATGATCAGGGCGGGCTCGCCATCGGCCAGCTGTGCGCCCGCGCGCGCCGCACCAAGCGCACCCATGGGCTGGACCTGATCGTGGTGGACTATCTGCAGCTTGTGACCTGTGCGGGCTATACCGGGCAGCGGGTGCAGGAGGTGTCCGCCATCACCCAGGCGCTAAAGGCGCTGGCCAAGGAGCTGGATGTTCCGGTGCTGGCGCTGTCCCAGCTGAGCCGTCAGGTGGAGAACCGGGACGACAAGCGCCCGCAGCTGTCGGACCTGCGGGAATCCGGGTCCATCGAGCAGGACGCCGATGTGGTGCTGTTCTGCTATCGCGAGGCCTATTACCTCGAACGGTTGGAGCCGAAGTTCGGCACCGAGCAATACACGGCCTGGGAAGATGAAATGCGCGAGAAGCGCAATGAGGCCGAGGTCATCATCGGCAAGCAGCGCCATGGCCCCATCGGGGCGGTCAAGCTGCACTTTGACGCCGACACCACGAAATTTTCAGATCAGGACCGGAGGGACGGGCAATGAGCAATGACGCTCTGTGCTTTTTCCGCAAGCAGGACATTCGGCCCTGCGGTCGCAAGTTCATCTTGATGGCCTTGGCGGACTATGCGGATGAGGCGGATCGGTGCTTTCCCAGCGTCGAGCATCTGGCCGGATACACCAGCCAGGGCGAGAGCACGGTTCGCGAGCATCTACGCGCCCTCGAGCAGGAGGGGTGGATCACCCGCGAACGGTGCCGGAACCAAGATGGAACACTGGGCGGATACCGCTACAAACTCCACCGCCGAAATCCATCACTGGTGAAATCCACCACTGGTGAAAAACCCGCTCAACCAGCGCTGAAATCTGGCGGTCAATATACATCAAACCCTCCTACGGAGGGTAATACACCACGTGCGCGCGAGGGGTTGGACCAGAAGGCTTGCGACCGGTTCTGGGACGCCTACCCGGAAGCGGGGAGGGTGAACTTTGCCCGGTCGAGCCTGCCGATCGCGCTGGGCCGTCATGTGGCGCGGCTGGGATCGGCAGAGCGGTTGATCGGCGCGGCCCGAAACTATGCCGCCGCGATCCGCAAGCAGGACACCAAGCCCAAGGCGCTGGGGAACTGGCTGGCCGATCCGGCGCTTGTGGACCAATACGCGCCGCAGACAGGCCCTGAAGGCCCGGACACCCCTACGGACCCGTCCGCCTGGTCAGACGGCCAATGGCGGAGCGCGTTGGGATATTTCCAGCGTCGGGGTGACTGGCCCGCGCCGGGACCGAAGCCCGGCCAGCCCGGTTGCCACACCCCCGCCGAGATCCAGCGTGAATTCGGATACGAGCCACAACCGGCAGAGCGGAGGGGCGCGGCGTGACCTTCGACCAATTCGCCCGGGCCCACGCTGGCCGGGATTTCCCCACGCATGCCGCGTTCACCGCTGAAGTGTCCCGCGCTGGGCTGTCAGACGCCGACAGACAGCGCGCTTACGCGGCGTGGCGTCTGGGATGGGGCCGGGCGGTTACGGGCGGTGGTGAGCTGAAGCAGCGCCAAACGGGCAAGATCAAGGAATGGAGCAAGGGATGAGCATTGAACTGGAAGCGATGAAGATGCTGGCGACGAACTATCGCGGCCGGTTGGAGCGCCTGGCGAACATCCGCGAGCCCATGGCGCCTCGGGATATGTCGGGAGCGGAGGCGACAGCTTTCCGCGCTGGTGCTGCTGCCATGCGTGACCAGCTCACCGAAGTCTTTGGCGACATCGCCCGGGATGAAGCGGCCCTGCACAAAGGAGCGAAGGGATGAAGCGTGTGATCATCGAAAGCCCCTATGCAGGCGATGTGGGCGCGAACGTGGCTTATGCCCGTGCGTGCTTGAAAGACAGCCTGAAGCGCGGTGAAGCCCCGATAGCCTCGCACCTCCTGTACACCCAGCCGGGCGTGCTGGATGACGACAAAACGGATGAACGCGCGCTGGGTATCGATGCTGGGCATGCGTGGATAGCCGCTGCCGATCTAGTGGCAGCCTATATCGACCACGGTGTTTCAGCGGGCATGATGGAGGGGCTTCAGCGGGCCTTAAACGATGGCGTGCAGTACGAATTTCGCAAGTTGGAGGCGCACCAGAATGGCTAAGTCCCGAGGCCAACAGCGCGCCGCCGCCCGCCTGCGCCAGCCCAAGCGCCGGCTGGCCATAACCAGCCGGGAAATTGAGCTGTGCGAGTCCCTGATCTGGTTTGTGCTGGCCACCAAGCCGCAGTGTGAGATCCGCGCCGAGAAGGTGATTGCAGAGATGATGCCTGGCGTGTTCGTGTTCACGCCTCGCAGCACCCGCACCATCAGGAAGCCGCGACACCGCAAGGGCGAGCGGCCTTATCGTGAGATCGAGGTCAGCGCCTATCCACGGTATCTGTTCATCGGCGTGCCCGAAGTGTGGGGCGGGCTGCCCTGGCACGCGCTCGCTCCTGTGAGTTTCCTGACGGGCTATATCGCTGATCCGTTCGGCAACCCCTATCGCCTGCAGTCCAAGGCGGTGCAGGCTGTCATGCGCGCCAGCACGACGCCACTGTTCAAGGGGCGCGACCGTGAAGAGGAGGAGGCTGCGTTCTGCGAGGTATTCTACCCGTCCGAAATGACCATGGGCGTGGGAGCGCTGTCTTCGTTCTCAGGCCAGATCATCGCTACCCAAGGCGGGTATGCCGAGTTCAACACGCAGACCGGCCCGCTCAAGATCCCGTTCGAGATGCTGCAGGCGTGCGCGTGAGCCCCGCCAACTCCCGCCAAGTACCGCCAAGTACCGCCAACTCCCGCCTATTTAAAAGTGCCTGTAAAAATTACGCTCATTGTATAAGCAATAGGAGGTGAACATGTTTGGCATCAGTTTCTTCACACTACCCGCAGATGAGGCCGAGTTCGCGCCTACATACGTCGCAACAGATGTATATCTTAGCGACAAGGTATTATTGATAACGGCCACAGATGAAAGGACGGTGTCTGGTGCTATTGATTTTGATGATCCAGTAGCAGGAATAGTTGTGGGCTCATCAAAAAGTTTCTTTTTTGTAGGCCGCATAACAATGTATGCGAGCAATGGAGAGGATGGGGTAATTGTCATAAAGCTCGACGCGCCAGTTTGCGATGCAGCACTTGATGTTGAGGTTGCATGTAAAGCTTACGGGTTTATGGGTGCCGCCGAGGAAGGGCTGGCATCAGTTAAGGGATACGCCGAGGAAGTACTCACAACCTCAGTGCAGTAAGGCATCAGGCGTGCGCGTGACCCGTTCCGCCTTGACAAAAGCCATGGGCTTTGCCCATGATCCGCGATGTAAGGGGCAGCGGCCGCCGTGTGACGGAGGGGCCGGGCCTACGGGCAGAGACGCCTGATAGCGTCAATGTGTCCGGAGTTTGCCCGACCAAGGATAGGTGCCCCATGGATGCGGCGAAGATACTAGCGGAGACTGGCTGCACGATGATCGGCGAGCCTTGGCTTGCAGGGCGCGATCACGACATCTTTCATGCTGTTTTCGAGTTTGAAGGGCGGCGTGTTGAGGTCGCAGTCAGCTATAAGCTCAATGCTTCTCGTGCCGTGCCCGCCACCCTTGAGGATGCCATCATAGAGCAGCTTCGCTACAAGGGTTTAGGTCGTAGCGAGGCGCCCGCCGGGTAATGCCGGCTTATCACGAGGCAAAGTCGGCTGGTTGCGGTTCCCATGCCGTCTCACGCACTAAACCGCACAGCCCCGCTCGCTACGGCAGGCGGGGCTTCTCTTATCGGTCCTGATCCAAAGCCCCCTGCGCTGCATCCCTGATGCGCTTCAGCTCTAGAGCAAGTTCAAGATAGGCCCAGACATAGCGCGGCGGGTCTTCACCCCATCGGGTCACCACCGCAGGCGCACGGTCCAGAACGCGCCCCAGGCGTGCTTTTGACATGCCGAGTTCCTTCAACGTCGCTGACAGGCTCAAAGGTCAATCCTTTCGTGTCTCGCCTTGACGGAAAGTCAACACTAGCACCGAGTTCCATGGAGGCGAACATGACCACTTGCTCTGAATGCAAGCATTGGAGCCAGACCGGCGCGGGCAATGCCCAGAAGTTCGGTGAGTGCCGCCGCTCTGCCCCGTCGCCGTCCACCACTGGCGGACCGGATCACAAGGCTGCATGGCCGAAAACCCTTGAGCTTGATAGCTGCGGGGAGTTCACAGCCCGCAAGGCCGAGCCTGTGCAAGAGCGCAGCGAACAGTTGCGCACGCCTCGGCAGGTCACCAAGGGCGGGACTGGCCGTCGCAAGCGTTAAGCCATGGCCCGCGCAGGGTTTGACATCAGGACCAATGTCAGGGAGTTCAAGCGCGGACTGAACCGCGTCGAGCGGCAACAGCTGCCCTTCGCCACCTTCCTGGCTGTGAACAAGACGGCTACTGATGCCGTGGTGCATAACCAGCGCCAGATGCAGCGCTATATCGACCGACCCAAGCCGTTCACTGTTCGCGGCATCTATGCCCGGAAGGGGCGGTATCAGCGTGGCCGCCGCCGTCAGGGTATGGGTGAGGCCATCGCTGAAGCGTCCCTGATGTGGCGTGAGTTCGCTGGCAAGGGCGTTGCCGCCAAGAAGTATCTGCGCCCCATCGTGTTCGGCCAGCCCCGCCGCGCCAAGCGCCACGAGGTCGCGTTGCGGCGCCGTGGGTTTCTCGGTTCGAACAGCTTTCTCACTCCTGCACCGGGCCAGCGCCTCAACCAGTACGGCAACCTTACCGGCTCTCGCTATGTTCAGATCCTCAGCGCATTGGGGTCATTCCAAGAGAACGGGTATGTGGCGAACCGCACCGCTCGATCAGCTGCGCGAAACCAACGCCGTAAGAGCTACTTCTACGCCAAGAAAGGCGGAGCGCTTCACCCTGGCGTCTACGAGCGCGCCCGCTCTGGCAAGATCAAGCCGGTCCTTATCGAGATCAACCGCCCCCGCTATGAGCGGCGCTATGACTTCTTCGGCATCTCTGACCAGTTCGCCCGCACCATGCTGCCCATCAACCTACGCCAGAGCCTTCGCCAAGCCATGAGAACGGCACGCTAGGGTCAGAGCTGGCCCCGCCCACATGCCCCCTAACACCCCCACCCCGTTAGGTTCTTCCAAGGGGGAGGGGGATCGTGGGTAAGTTCGATCCCCGTTTTGTCTCTAGCCATAAGGTTTTCAGGCCGGGCTTTCTTCTTTTTCGAGTGAGGATGCGGCGGTGGCGAGAACCTATTCAGGGCTAGAGGTCAATCGCTCAAAGCTCGCTGAAATCTTTGGTGTTTCCGTTGACACGGTTTCCGCGTGGGTAAAGCGCGGCTGTCCGGCTTTGGAGCGTGGCCGGAAAGGAGTTGAGTGGAAGTTCAACACCGCTTCGGTCTCGGGTTGGCTGGTGGAGCAAGCTCAGGAGCCTTCACCGCCTGAAGGTGACGCGCGTCCCGCGCCGAACTTCGACAAAGAGCGCGCCCGTCGAGAGCAAATTGACGCTGACCTTGCGGAGCTCAAGCTGCGCCGGGAGCGCGGCGAGCTCATCGAGCTTGAGACGATCCTGTCTGCGGTGCGGTCCGAGTATGCGGTTGTGCGGACCCGGTTCGGTTCCCTGCCGGGCCGCCTCGCCGCCCAGATCGACCCGACCCGCGCCATCGAGCTTCAGCCGATCATAGCCGACCAGGTGGATGACATTCTCCGGGAGTTAAGCGTGGATGACGATCTCGCCGCCCAACTTGACGGCGATGGCGAGGGCTGTGACGGCGCTGCGGTCGATACGCCGCTCGACGCTGAAGCCGACGCCTCGCCGGAATCTGATCGAGTGGGCTGACGAGTTCCGCCGCTTGAGTGCGCGCGCCGCCGCCCAGCCGGGACGCTGGCGCACGGCCACAGTTCCCATGGCGCTCGGGCCAACCGCCGCCGTAACAGATCCGCGCGTGCGCTTTGTGTCGGTCATGGCCCCGACGCAGGAATTCAAGACGGAGCTGATCAATAACGCCGCCGGGTATTACGCGCATCAGGACGCCTCACCGATCCTGCTGGTTCTGCCCACGGTGAACCTTGCCGAGTCCTACACCAAGGATCGTCTGGACCCGCTTGTTGACGAGACGCCAGCCCTCGCCGCGATCGCGCCCCCGAAAAAGTCGCGTTCCCCTGATCGCACGCTTGACCGTCTGGCTTTCGAGACGGGCGCGGTGATCGACATTGTGGGGGCGAACAGCCCGACTGATCTGGCCTCGCGTCCCAAGCGCATCGTCCTGGCTGACGAGATCGACAAATACCCGCCGAGCGCAGGCAAGGAGGGTGACCCGCTCGCCCTGGCTGAAGAACGCCAGTCCACCTTCTGGAACGCCAAATCCATCCGGGCCTGCTCTCCGACGCAGAAGGGGTTTTCGCGGATCGGGCGGGAGTACGAGATGAGCGATCAGCGCCGACTATTCGTGAAGTGTCCGCACTGTGACGAGGCGCAACCGCTGACCTTTGATCGCGTCCGGTGGGACAAGGATGAAAACGGCCAGCACTTGCCTGAGACTGCGGGTGTGGTTTGCCGGGGGTGCGGCACGATCTGGACGGAGACCGAACGCCGGAAGGCGATTCAGGCGGTCGCGCTTGAGCCTGATTTCGGCTGGCGTCAGACCAAGCCCTTTCGCTGCTGCGGTGAAGACCACAAGCCGCTGAACTGGACCGACGGCGGGCACTGGAATGAACACGGTGAGGCCTGCTGTCCGAAGTGCTCAAAACCCGGCGTGCCGGTGCGGCATGCAGGTTTCAACGCCTCAAAGCTCTATTCGCTGACGCAAAGCCTTGAGCAGACGGTGCGCAAGTTCCTGTCGTCCAAAGATGACCTGTCGCTTTTGCAGGTGTTTACGAACACCCAGCTTGCAGAGCTCTGGGAGGAAAGTGGTACGGCGGTTGATCCTGAAAGCCTGTTGGCGCGCCGCGAAGCCTACGGCCCAGACAATATCCCGTCTGGCGCTCTGGTGCTGACGGCGGGCGTGGACGTACAGGACAACCGGCTTGAATGCGAGATTGTGGGCTGGGGCGCGGGCCGTGAGAATTGGGGCGTAGAGTATCACGTCATCCATGGCGATCCGTCTCAAGATCAGGTCTGGCATGAGCTCGATCAGATCCTGTTGCGCAGCTATCGCCGCGATGACGGCGCCCTGATGCGTATTCAGGCCGCCTGCATCGACTCCGGCGGTCATCATACCGAGCGCGTCTATGCGTTCACCAAGCCGCGCTTCGGGCGCAGGGTTTATGCGATCAAGGGCGATGGTGGTCCGGCAAAGCCGATATGGCCCAAGCGGGCGTCCAAGTCCAAGACCCGGCAAGTTCTCTTCATGGTCGGCACGAATGCCGCCTCTGACCAGATTTACGGCGATCTAAGGGTCAAGCGTCCTGGCGCAGGGTATTGCCACTTCGCCGCGGATTACGATCAGGCGTGGTTCACTCAGCTGCTCGCCGAGCGTCTGGTTCGCAAGCGCGTCAACGGGCAGGACGTGCGTGTTTATGAGTGCCCGAAGGGGACGCGTAACGAAGCCCATGACTGCCGCCGTTATGCGCTCGCCGCGCTTCACGCCTTGCCTCGGCAACTGCCCCCTGGATCGGTCCCTGTTTCAGAGCCCCAGCCGACGCAGGAAGCGCCGGAAGTCGAACAGGCGCCTCAGCCCGCGCCGGCCAAGGCGCCCGTCAAACGCAAGTCCCGCCCCCGGCGCGGGCTCAACACCACCGGCAGGAGCTGGCTATGAGCACTCGCTATTCGCAAGCCGATCTTGACGCTCTCAACGCCGCCATCGCCACCGGCGCCAAAAGCGTCAGCTATAACGGCCAGCGCGTGGACTATCGCGACCTTGCCGAGATGAAGTCGGTCCGGGATGAGATGGAGCGTGAACTTGGCGTGGTCAAAACCAAGCGCCGCTCGCGCGCCGTTTTTGCTCGGGGGCTGTAGTCATGGGCTGGTTCACTAAGGCGCTGGGCGCCGTGGCGCCTGAAGCGGCGCTCAAGCGCGCCATGGCGCGCAAGGCACTCGAAGTTGCCGAGAAGCGTAACTATGACGGCGCATCAAAAGGCCGGCGCATGAAGAACTGGAACCCGCGCGGCACCAGTGCAAATTCAGAGATCGGCCCGGCAATCCAGACTTTGCGCGCTCGCGCCCGTGACTTGGACCGCAATGACGGCTGGGCCAAGCGCGGTGTGGAGATCGTTTCCGAGTGCTCGATTGGTGGCGGCATCATTCCCAAGCCTGAAACGGGCACGGATCGTCTCGACAAGGAGATCGCTCAGGCGTTCGCTGACTGGTCTGAATTCTGTGATGCTGAAGAGCAAGCGGACTTCTACGGCCTGCAAGACCTCGCTGTTCAGACCATCGCTGTGTCAGGTGATGTACTGATCCGCCGCCGTCGTCGCCGCTCTGATGAAGGGCTCTCTGTCCCGCTTCAGCTTCAGCTGATGGAGCCGGACCATCTTGATGTGACGCACATCAAGAACAACACCACCGGCTTTGACATCATCAACGGGATTGAGCTCGACCGCATTAACCGCCGCGTGGCGTACTGGCTGTACCAGACCCATCCCGGCGAGGTGGGGCTTTACCGCCCCATGCGCTTTGACAGCCAGCGAATCCCGGCTGACCAGATCGCGCACGCCTATCGAAAGACACGCCCCGGCCAGCTTTCGGGCGTGCCGTGGCTGACGGCCGCTATGATCGATCTGCGGGATCTTGGCGAATACGAGAACGCCGAACAGGTGCGCAAGAAGGTCGAAGCCTGCTTTGCGGCCTTCGTCACCTCGTCAGACCTTTCCGACCCCGGTCTTCTGGGTGAGGAAGGCGAAGACGATATCGGCCGGCTTGAAACGCTTGAGCCGGGCATGATCGAATATCTTGAGCCTGGCGAAGATGTCTCTTTCGCCCAGCCCTCCCCGTCATCCGGCTATGACAGCTATACCCGCGCCCGGCTTCACAAGATCGCCACGGCCATGGGCATGCCCTATCAGCTGCTGACCGGCGATGTCAGCCGGGTCAACTGGTCGAGCTACAAGGCGGGGATCGTGCCGTTCAAGGCCATGATCCGCCGTTTTCAGAAGCGCACCGTCCTGCCGATGGTTTGCCGCCCCGCATGGCGCTGGTTCATCGAAAGCGCCTTCGCTGCGGGCCGCATCTCTGAGCTGAACTATGGCGTCCAGTGGACCCTACCCGGGTTTGAGCCCATCGACCGGCAGAAAGAGCTGATGGCGGACCAGATGGAAGCGCGCATCGGCAAGGCGTCGATGACCGAGCTTATCCGTGCGTCGGGTCGCGACCCGGAGGCGGTCATCGCTGAAATCAAGGCGTGGACCAAGCTGGTGGATGAGCAGGAGCTCGTCTTCGACAGCGATCCGCGCAAGACCTCGAACGCTGGTCTCACTCAGGCCCGCCCGGACGGCACTGTTCTGCCTCCGACCGACATTTCCGTCGACAACCCCGCAGAGGAGTAAGCCATGCCGAAGGACATGGACGAGACGGTCAAGCTCTCCCGGCTTGGCCGAACGGCAGAGGTGCGCGCGAGCACCGTTGATGAAGATGCTCGCACGGTAGAAGTGACCTGGACTGCCGGCGCCGCCGTGCCGCGCTACATGCCCGGTCTTGGCCGGGTTCTTGAGGAACTTGAAGTCAGCGCCGCCGCCATTCGGCTTGACCGGCTGAACAATGGCGCACCCTTCCTGAACACGCATTCTGACTGGTCCCTTGAACACGTGATCGGCGTTGTCGAGCGTGCATGGATTGAGGACGGCGAGGGTCGAGCGATCATCCGTTTTTCGGCCCGCGAAAGTGTTGAGCCGATCTGGCGCGATGTGGTCAGCGGCATCCTTCGCAATATCAGCGTGGGCTATCGGGTCCATGGCTATGAGGTGATCGACGGTGATGACGAAAGCGTCACCCGTGTGATCGCGCGGGATTGGGAGCCGATGGAGATTTCCGCGGTTCCCATCGGAGCGGACGACATGGCGGGGTTCCGCTCCCAGAACGACGAAAATCCCTGCCACATCAAACGGGCGGAGCCCGCACATTCTGAAATGGAGACTCCCATGACGGAGAAGACCCAGGGCGCCGCTCCCGATGGCGGCACCGTGACTGAGCAGCGCTCGGAAGCGGACATCAACGCGGCGAAGGCCGAGGCTGTGGCGGTGGAGCGCAAGCGCGTTGCCGACATCAATGCGGTTGGCGCCAAGTTCATTGGTCGCGGCCTTGAACAGGGCGACATCACCAACGCCATCAATGACGGCCTGAGCGTCGACGCCGCCCGCGCGACTTTCCTTGACAAGCTGGCGGACGCCGATGACGCGCCGGGTGAAACCCGCGCCCGTCTCAGCGTCAATCAGGACGAACAGGACACCCGCCGCGCGCTGGCGATCAACGCGATCGAGCATCGCCTCAATCCCAAGGTCGAGCTTGAGCAAGGCGCCCGCGAGTTCCGCGGCATGTCTCTGCTGCGTCTGGGTGAAGAACTGCTGCAGGCGCGCGGCGTCAAGGTGCGCGGCATGAGCCGTTCGGAAATCGCCAAGGCCATGCTGTCGCGTGGCGCCCACGGCACCAGCGATTTCCCGTTCATCCTGGCCAATGTGGCGAACAAGAGCCTGCGCGCGGCCTATCAGGCCGCTCCGCAGACCTTCCGCGCAATCGTCAACCAGACCACGCTGCCGGATTTCAAGACCGTCAGCCGTGTTCAGCTGTCTGACGCTCCGTCCTTTGTGCGCAAGCTCGAGGGCGCGGAATACAAGTTCGGAACCATGGCGGAAGGCCGCGAGCAGTACCAGCTGGCGACCTATGGCCGTGGGCTGACCTTCACCCGTGAAATGATCATCAATGATGATCTGGCCGCGTTTGACCGGGTCGTGCGCCAGTTCGGCACCTCTGCGGCCAACCTGGAGTCCGATCTGGTCTGGGGCCTGATCACCGGCAATCCGGATATGTCGGACGGCACCGCGGTGTTCCACGCCGATCACGCCAACCTTGCGAGCGCCGGCGCGATCTCTATCGTCACCCTGGGCGTCGCGCGGACCCTGATGCGCAATCAGCGCTCGCTCGCGCCGGATGCTGATACGGACGGTACGCTGCTGAACCTTGAACCGGCCTTCCTGGCGGTTCCGGCCGAGCTGGAAACGGTGGCCCTTCAGTACACCCGTCAGACCTCTGTGGTCACGGATCCCGAAAAGCAGAACGTCTATGCGGGCAGCATGCAGCCGATCATCGAGCCTCGCCTCGCCTCGCTCAACGGCGGCTCGGCGGATGACTGGTATCTGTTCGCCTCTCCCAATCAGGTGGACATCATCGAGTTCGCCTATCTCGAAGGCGAGCAGGGCCCTCAGATCGACCAGATGGAAGACTTCGACACGGACGGCATCAAGCTCAAGGGCCGTCTCGATGTGGGCGCCGCCTGGATCGATCACCGCGGCGCGGTGAAAAACCCCGGCTCGTAAGGGCTGATCTTCTGAACTGAGACAGGGACGGGCGGCAATGAGCCGCCCGCTCTCGTTTCCGGCCTGAGAAAGGAAACCATCATGGCCAAGAACTTCATTCAGGACGGGCGCCTTCTGACCGTCACCGCCCCCGCCGCCGTGTCGTCTGGCGACATGGTGAAGGTGGGCTCCGTGTTCGGTGTGGCCCAAAACGACGCGGCCAATGGCGCGGATGTCGTTATCGACACCGAAGGCGTTCACACCCTTCCGGTGGCGTCTGCAGTCGTGGTCGCGATCGGTGACGCCCTCTACTGGGACGTTGCTGACGGCGAATTCAACAAGACCGCTGCGTCCAACTGGTATCTGGGCACTGCCGTCACCGCAGCGCCGAACGGCACCGCCGTTGTTCAGGTTCGCCTGAATGGCGCCATGCCTGCGGCTGCTGGCGCGTAAGCCATGGCTGGCCGCGTCTTTTCCGGCGTCGGTCGGGTCTTCACAAGCGCCCTGGGCGAGGGCGTCACCTACACCCCGCAGGGTGGGGCTGGCGTCTCCGTCCGGGGCGTCTTCACGCGCAATTACGTCGCTGTCGGCGCGGATGGTGATCTGTCAGTCGAGAGCGTCAGCCCTGCAGTCTCGGTTCGCGCAGCGGATGCGCCGAACGCCGCCCAGGGTGATGGCGTGACGGTGGGTGCTCAGGATTACACCGTGGTCGAGGTCCAGCCTGACGGGTTCGGCATGATCACGCTCATTCTTCACGAGGCCTGATCATGGCGCATGTCCGCACCCAGATCCGCGATCTGCTGGCGACCCGCGTGACTGGCCTTGAGACCTGCGGCGATCGTGTCTTCAAGAACCGGGTCAAGCCGCTGCCGCAAACAAGCCTGCCCGCCATCAACGTCATGTCCGGCGATGAACAGATGCAGGTTCTGTCCCAGGGCGTCACCCGTCGTCTGGGCCGGGTCATGCAGGTGCATTTTGATCTTATTGCGGACGCGGATTCAGACGGTGCGGCGGACACGCTCGACACCATCGCCGCCGAGATCGAGGCGGTCATGGTCGAGGGCGCGTGGTCATCCGCCCTGATCTTCTCCATCAGCCCGGTCAGTCTGACCGAGAGCTGTGACGGCGAGGGCCGCAAGGTCATCGCCCAAGCCCGCCTCACCTATGAGGTGGAATACCACACGGCTGAAGGTTCAGCCGGTTCCGTTCTGGCCTAGCATGAAAGGAAACGCTCATGGCCACTTCACATGGTAAAGGCGGTCTGGTCAAAGTCGGGACCGCAACCGTTCTCGAAACGACCGGTTGGAGCCTCACCGAGACCGCCGAGACGGTGGACGACACCGCGCACGGCGACGACTGGCGGACTCATCTTGTGGGACAGAAAAGCTGGACCGCTTCTGTGACGGCCAATCTGGACACCGCTGACAGCACCGGGCAGGGCGCTCTGACGGTTGGCGCTTCGGTGACCTTGAAGCTCTATCCTGACGGCGCCGATGCAGGGGATCGCGAATATACCGGCACGGCCACCGTTACGAGCGTGTCGCCGAACAACGCCAATGATGCGCTCAACACCATCAGCTTTGAATGCCAGGGCAATGGCGCACTGACCACCGGCGCGGTGAGCGCAGGCTGATGGCCAAGGGTGTCAGCAAGGGCGGCGGTTTCCTTGAGGCCGCCGCCGCCCGCCGCGATGCGGACGGCGCACTTACGCAGATCGCTGTCCCTGAATTCGCAGCCGAGGGAGAGCCCCCGGTCATCGTCTATGGCCGCAAACCCACCCCGGCGGACCGCGCCGCCATCGAGCGCGCCGCGAAGGACGTTGAAACCGGCAAGATCAATCATGCCGAGGCGGCGGTGCGGACGGTGATCCAGCTTGCTTGTGATGAAACCGGCGACCGGCTGTTCACGCTTGAGAACGCCCAGTTCATGCGTAGCCGGGTTCCCGCCGATGTGATCGAGGCGCTGGCCTATCGGCTGAACGCCGGTCTGTCGCTGGCGGCCGCAAAAAAAAACTGAGCGAGAACCCGGACCTTCTTTACCGGCTGAACCTTGCCGAAAGGCTGGGGATGACCCTTGCCCGCCTTGACGCCGAGATGACCTGTGATGAGCTGATGCTGCACGCCGCGCGTGATGTGCTCAGGGCTGAAGAGGTCAAGAAGGACGGGCGCTAGATCAAAGAGGCCGCCATGCCCCTTGGTATGCCGTCAGATTTTCGCTTTGACATTTTCGCCCGTGACCGCTCCGGCCCGGCGTGGCGCGGCGTGGAGAATTCCATTCAGCGCACGCAAAGGGCGGTTGGCGGTCTGTTGCGCGCCGCCGGTCCTTTGCTGGGCATTGGCGGCGTTGTCAGTGGCGCGGGCTTGGCGCTGCTGGTGCGCGAATCCCTTTCCGCCGCAGAGGCGGTTCAGGATTTGGCGGACCGCGCCGGGGTGTCGGCGGAATTCCTTCAGGAGATGCGCTATGCGGCCTCGCAGGCTGGCGCGGAGACCCGCGATTGGGATGATGCGATCTCTCGGTTGAACCGCCGCCTCGGCTTGTTTCAGCAATATCTCGCTAGTGGAACGGGGGAGGCGGGCCCGGCTGCGAACGCCTTTCGCGCCATGGGGCTTGAAGCCCGCATTGCATCCGGTGAACTGGCCGACGCAGAAAGCGTGTTTCGCGAGGTTGTGCGCGCGCTGGGTGATATGGAAAGCGAATCCCGCCGCTCAGCTTTGGCGTCCCAGCTCTTTGGCGAGGACAGCGGCCCGCGGCTCGCGTCTTTGTTGGCGCGCGGTGAAGAGGGTATTTCGAGCCTGACAGATCGCGCCCGTGAGTTGGGCCTTGTTCTGACTGACGAGATGATCGCCAAGGGCGCCGAAGCGTCTGACCAGATGGAAACGCTGGGAATGGTGCTGCGCACCAATGTGCAGGCCGCCATCATCGATAATGCCGATGAGATCGGGCAGTTGGCGGAAGCCTTCACCGATGCTCTGCCAGGCATGATCGAGCTGGCGACACAGCTTGCCGATCAGATTGCGCGCTGGGCGGGCATGTCTGGTGCAGACCCCACAAGCCGCCTTGAGGCTCAAGCCCGCCTGACGCAAGTGGGTGTTCTTGCGGGCGACCTGTCGCAAAGGCTTGGCTCTGGTGAGCGCCAGCACAGAGGCAACCTTTCAGACGTTCGAGAGCGCTTTATGTCGCTGATGGGGGGCGACGCCCTTCGCGCCATCAACCGGCAGGTTATGGATAGCGACACGCCAGGCTGGGGGCTTGGCCCCGGCGATTCCTTGCTCGGCTCTTCATCAGGTGATGCTGAACGCCTGCAAGTTTCGCTGATGCTTGAAGCGCTCCGCGAAGAAGCTGAACGGGTCCGCAATCTCAAGAGCGGCTTTGAGCAGGCGGGTGACGCGCTGGGCCAGCAGACCAATCTGGGCGGTGGAGCGGGAGGCCTCGGAGGCTCCGGGGCTGGTGACGACTCCAGCAGTGAACAGGATATGGCGCGCAAAGAGGCGGCCATCGCCGCCGCCAAACCTGAAGAGCGGCGCCGTGCTGCAGAAGAGCTGGCGCGCATCGAGGCGGATGCGGCGGCGGTCAAACTCCAAGAGCAGCGCGGTGTCGCTGAAGAACTGGGCCGACTTCAGGCTCAGGCCTACAAGGATCAGCTGGGAGAGGATCGCGGCCAGTTCATGGACGAGTTCGCGGCGGTGTTCGCGGGCGGCGCCAAGGCGGCGTTTGACGGCAACCTTCAGGAGTTCCTGATCGAGCGCCTGCGACAGGCTGCCTATGAGGGGCTGTATGATGCCTTCAGCAATCTTGGCGGCTCGCTCTTTGACGGCATGGGAGGATCCAAGGGCGGCGGCTTTCTGGGCTCTGTGTTGGGCGCGTTCGGCTTTGGCGGCAAGCGCGCCGCTGGCGGCCCGGCTCGTCCCGGCATGGCGTATCAGTGGCAAGAGCAGGGCCGCGAGTTCTTTGCGCCGTCCGTTCCCGGCGAAGTGATCCGCGCGAGCGATATGGGCCGCGAGATCATCCGCGAGCGCGTGGTGCTGGTGCAGGTGGACAAGTCCGAGCTGTTCACCACCGCCGTTCAGGAGGCCGCCGCGCCGGTCC